TTGTGATTTATTTATAAATATATCTTTATTCCCCCCCCCCCATATTACCTGTTCCTTCACCTCCTAGACCCCATATTTTATAATTTTTATTTCTATAATTAAATATCATATAGTAATATAACAAGAAAAAAAGTACCATAACATATAACTCCTTTATTGCGTTTTAACCAATAATTAATATAATCTACTAATACTATACATGAATATTCAAGCATCGAATATGCAAACTATTATTTTGGTATTGCTTGTGATTCTTATTTCTATTATTTGTGCTGCTTTATTTTTTACGAATAAAGAAGTACGAAATCTAAAAAATAGTGTTAGTAAGAATTATCATGATATTGCCGCTCTTCATTCTTTATTGGAAAAACAAAGTAAAGAATGCTTACAAGAAGAAGTCCCTATGTGTCCATTACCATCTGGTATGAACCCATACCAAACAAATATTTTATCTGATGTTTTACCAAATGTTTTACCAAATATATTACCAAGTGTTCCAGAAGGAATGGAACCTTTACTAGATTCTGTCCCAGAAAATGTAGAAGGTAATTATCAAGAAGATAATCAGGAAGAAGATGATATAGAAGATAATCAGGAAGAAGATGATATAGAAGTTATAGAAGTATCTACTAATAAAAAGGAAGAGTCTAAAGAGTCATCTGAATCGGATGATGAATCTTCCGATGAAGAATCTTCTGATGAATCGGAAGAAGAATCTTAACCATTAAAAAAAATATATATTAGTTATATAGAATGAATTCTTTGTCTGAAAAAAGTATGGATGGGTTTAATTCCCATTACGATATTCATAAATATACTGTATTTAAAGATACTCCCGAACATAAAACAATTTCTCAAATAAAGGATTCTCTAAAAGTTCCTAATAATAAATATTCTATGTGTCCTGCTATTATGAACGATGGTAGAACTTTTACAGATTATCGTTCTTCGGAAACATACAATTCTTTGTTACGAACTACAAATCAAATAAAAAATACATATGATTACAGAAGATACCTTACTACAAATGCTAATTCTATTATGGGAAATTGTAGAAACTATTGTAAAGAGAAATTATCGTGTGACTCTTGTACTGCAAAACCAGTAGAATGTAATACATATTGTGATGTAAATAATGTTTCTGTCCATTGTTCTCCTCCTAATACAACCGGTGTAGGTGTTTGTTATAAAACTGTTCCTTTACCACCATCCGTGTACTCTAATACCCTGTCAAATCCCAGTTTCTCGTCTTTTTAATTTTATAAAATTATATAAAATTATATAAAGTTTTTTACAATATATATATATAATAATCATGAATTCTGTTCATCCTGATCTTATTAATACGTTATATGACCTATTACTAAAATCAAAACACCCTCCGTCTAAAAAAGAATTAGTGCGAAAGTTTTGTCCATCGGTTTATAAGTATAAAGATTATATTCTAATTCGTATGTTCTATATGTTTGATAATACAACTACATTTAGTAGTAATGAATTACTAAAAATATCAGATTTTCGTAAAATTTCTTGGGAAGAAAAAATATATTTTGGTTCTGTAAATGGAGATAATTCTAAAGTTATGTTTTCTTTAGAAGAAATTATTGTTGGAGCCATTGAAGACCCTTATATAATATATAATTTTATAGAAGAATACAGGGAGTTAGTTGTACAAGAAGGTGGGTATTTACATAAATATATAGAAAAGCATACAGTTTCTAATCCTGACGATTCACTAAGTGAAGAAATAAGTGATTCTGATAGTTATGAGGAGTCTGAGGAATCTGATGATTCCTGTAAATAGTATTACTTAAACAGATATATAATATATCTATTATATAGTTCTTACAATGAACAAAAGTGAAAGCAAGCAAGAAGTTATACAAGATGAAACTACAGATACAACTACAGATGCAAGTAATGAAATAGAAGATTCGAGAGAAAAAGTTATAACATATGAATCATTTGATGATATGGGATTACAAGAACATGTATTAAAAGGAATATATGCATATGGTTTTGAGAAACCAAGTGCTATACAAAAAAGAGCAATTGTTCCATTAGCTCAAGGTAATGATATTATAGCACAAGCACAATCAGGAACTGGTAAAACAGGAACATTTTCGATTGGTATATTAGAGAGAATTAAGACAGATAAGGATTATACACAAGCTATTATTTTAGCTCCAACTAGAGAACTTGCGTCCCAAATACATACTGTTATATCCGCTTTAAGTTTTTATATGAAAGATATACGAATAAAGTTATCTATTGGTGGTACAAAAAGTTCCGAGTATGATAGATGGGGAAAAAAAAAGAGTAGTCATATTGTAATTGGTACACCGGGAAGAGTTTTGGATAACTTGAAAAGAAAAAAACTAGATGTTTCTCATTTAGAAGTATTTGCTCTAGACGAAGCAGATGAAATGTTATCAAGAGGATTTATAGACCAAATATATGACATATTTCAAATTATACCACTTACTACTAAAGTAGCATTATTTAGTGCGACTATTCCACCGGAAGTTCTAGAACTTTCAAAAAAATTTATAAAAAAACCATTACATATTTTAGTAAAAAAAGAAGAGCTTACTTTGGATGGTATTGCACAATTTTATGTAGGATTACAAAAAAGAGAACACAAAATAGATACATTAATTGATTTATTTGGTACAATATCTATAACACAGTCTATTATTTTTGTTAATAAGAAAGCAGATGTGGAAAGATTATATGATATTTTGACAAAAGAAGGATTTGGCGTTGGTTTAGTATCAGGTAATATGTCGCAAGAAGAAAGAACTAGTTCAATAGAGAAATTTCGTTCCGGTACAACACGTGTTCTGTTAAGCACCGGGTTGTTATCCAGAGGATTTGATGTTCAACAGGTTTCTTTGGTTATCAATTTTGACCTACCAGTTCATAAAGAAGGGTATATACATTCTTCTGGAAGATGTGGAAGATGGGGTAGGAAAGGTTGTGTTATTAATTTGGTAACAGAAAGAGAATATGGTAAATTACAAGAAATAGAAAGATATTATAATACAAAAATAGAAGAACTTCCTATGAATATATCAGACTACCTGTAATTATGAAATTCTCCACAAGTGAATTTTTAATAATGTTGGTAATTTTTTATAAGGTTGTAATATATTTTTAAAATATTCTTCATATCCTTTATTATCTGTTTCGGGAATCATTCGTATTTTTTTTGTTTCTTTACTTAAGAATTTTTGTCCTGAAGATTCTCCTTTTTTATGTGTAAACCCAAAATCAATAAGAACCCATTTATTCTTTATTCTTCCAATATTCCCTACATGAATATCTCCATGTTGTATATTATGAGAATGTAATTTTTGAACAAGTTTTATTACTTTTCTATATACTTGATCATATTCTTTTGTAGTTCTTTTTTTTTGTACCCAATCCAATAATGTACAATCTATTTTTTGCATATATAATAAAACATAATTATCTACTATTTTTTTATTGTATATTTTTGGAGATAGACCCATATCTCCTATTTTTTTTGCATAAAAATATTCTTTTTTGTTATATTTTTTTTTTGGTATTACTTTTATAACAATATTTTTTATACTAGAACTATACACCTTAGCCTGTTTACCTTTACCAATTAAATTTTGAATATTTTTATGTATATCGGTCATTATATACACTATAATTACTTTTTTTTACTATATTCTATTAGTTCGGGCCATAATTCTACAATAGATCCTATATAATTCTCTATTACATTTTGTATATTTTTTTTCTGTTTCGTAGAAATAGATATAGTATCTATAGAACCATATTTATTCGGTTGTATAGATAACCCATCTCTTTTTTCAAAAAAATATAGTATGTCTATCATATTATGTTTCCAACTTTTTGTTGTATTTTTAGTATATATTTTTGTAATTTTTTCAAGAGATAGTTTTTTATTATTTGGTATTTTCATACATGTTTTTAATATCATTTTTTGAATCTTTGTGTTATTAAGTTGTAGTAAAAATCCAAAATCCCAACTTTCTCTATTAGGATTCTTATATACAAGTTTTGGTTGCTTTTTTTGATGAAAATTGTATTCCTCTTTTTCTCCAGAAATCATTTGAGGAAGCATTTCATCAACATAAAAACCCTTATGATTTTTTTTATATAACTTATCTAATAATATCTTCCAAAATGTTTTTACCATATATTTCTTTTTTACAAATTGTATTCCAAGAACTTTAGATAATTTAGAAACATACTCTTTTGGAACTTCTGCTCTCCATCCTTCACGAAAAGCATTATGCATTGTTTGTATCCAATCTTTATCTTCATATACATACATTGTATTTTCCATATGTCTTGCATTTTCTGTTAAAAATACAATAAACCGTAATAATGACGCCATATGTCTTGGTGGAAAATAATCCAATATTCTCATTTCAATTCCATAGAAATTACCTTGTAACCTATCACGAACATCCCAGTTTTGTCCATGGTCTCCTGAAGGTGTGCGAAAGTCTCCTCCCATATCATATAAATCTCTGTCCGGGTCTACATATTCATCATTATATTTTAATTTAGGATTTGCACAGTATTTTTCTAGTTTCTTTTTTCCTGGGAAATCTAGTCCTTCTCTCCAATATAAAGGTATATTTACTTTTCTTGTTAGACCATCTTCAAATTTACGAACATCACTTCCACCTGGATTGCCCCAACCAGACATTAAAATTCTATACGATGCTCTACTGTACTTTTTTTCTGAACCAATACCTCTCATATCCGTTGTGGAATACATAGCTATAATTAATGGTTCTATCCATTGGTATTGATTTATATATCTTTTATATGGTTCATAATAACTTTTTTTATCGTATTCTAATGTATAAAAGGGTAACGTAAGAGTAAAATGATAACTACCTGTATAATTGGTTTTTTTCTTAGTATTCTTCTTACCATCTAATACAATATCAGCATTTTTTACACGATTGGACATAGCATATGGATATGGAATAATTGAATGAAACATAGTTGTATCTTTCCATAAATCTTCTTTTTCGTAAAATTGTTGTAAGTCACGAATTGCTTTTCGTTGAATTTCTTGTAACTTGAATACGAAATACATTAGGTCATTACTATCAATAGTCTTACTCGCATTTTCTTCTTCTAATTGTGAATAAGGGGTTGGTGTAGCAATTTCTAACATAGAATGTCTTGGGTCAGGGTCAATTACAGATACACCTGCGCATTTTCTCCCAGATACTTCTGCTTCCTCGATAGTAGGATATACCTCTTCATCTCCACTATATTTTGTATTAATATATTTTATAATTTTGCTAATATCTAACATATAAAATTGTTCTAATCCCTTTTTCCATGATATTTTGCTATCTAACGGATGTAATATATATGTCGCTTCCATTTCTAATCCAGCAGCCCAGTCATATAATTTAACATTCGAGGTATTTACAATATTTTTTGTTTCTTGATATAGTGCTGGTAATATAGAAGGTGTATTATTTTCACTCATTAAATATATAGTATATGATAATTATATATAATAAAATTGTGTAATAAATTATTATATAAAAAATTGAATATTTAATGATATAAGTATATAATAAGTATTATAACAAAAAAAAAAGACATATTTACAATGTCTATTTCTAGGATTACCCCTTTTGAAAAGTGCTCTCAAAAGGACCTCGATATTGTACAATCCACAATATCTATTACCGAGAAAAGTCTTTTTCCTTCTTCTCATCGTGTCGGAGCATGTATTGAGTTGAAAGGGAGATGTATTTTATGCGGAGAATCAACATAGACAATCTGTAGGAAATACCTTTTCGCATAGCTTACATGCTGAAGTTCATGCTCTGTATAAGGTATTAAAAAAAAAGAAAATATACAATTTGAGAGAAAAACAAAATTTAGGAGGAACTATTTATGTAGTTCGACTTATGAATAATCCAAAATATAAATCTCCATTGTTTGATTATACACTTGGTATAAGCAAACCTTGTACAAGATGTCATTCTTTTCTCAAGTATCACGGAATCAAGAAAGTCAAGTATACTGATATTATTGATGATGTGAATGTTCTTGTAGAAATGCGACTGTAATATATACATAAAATAGTTTTTTATTTTGCTCTTGTTTCACCACTATCTGTTTCACCACCATCTGTTCCTCCTATATTTTGTATTTCACTTTCTATAGGGATTCCATTCGGAAATATAAGATCATCATCTGGGTCTTTTATAGATATAATAGCACTTGCTAATCTATCAATTGCCTCTACTAATGTAAAAGGAGTATTAGTATCCCAAATATTTGCTCTAGGTCTTTCGGGTATTGTTTCTTGTAATTTTGTTAATTGTAATGATGAATTATTATTTCCTATAATTGTACCATGTATTTGTATAGGTTTTTGTATTTGTATTTTTTCTTGTTGGCTAAAAGTTGTTTTTTTAATACTATCACAATATATTTTTTTTTGAATATTTTGTGATTGTAATACTTGAAGTCTATTTTGTATCTTGTCCATATATATTATTATATAGTATTATTATATTTGTTCAATAGGGGTATTACTATTTAATACAAAAACGGCTTTTGCTAATCTATTTAATGCATCTTCTAATGTAGTAGGAAGAGGATCCCAATTAGCACCTGATAATCCAGTTAATTCTATCATTCCTGTTTCACTACCTGTAAAACTGATATCTCCATGTATTTCTATAGGATTATTAATTTCTATTTTTGTACTATTACTAAAATGACTTTTTTCAATAATATCAGCGTATATTTTTTTTGGGGGTCTTTCATTTAAATTATTCATATTATATTATTTATATACTTATAATATATAAATATTTATTAAAAATTATTAAATACTTCTATAATTGTAAACCCTGAACCAGTTGCTCCAGGTAAACTAAAATTTACATTTCCTGTTTTTACGGTTAACTTGTATAATGGATAATCCAAATAATTTGAAAAACTTGATAACATAGCTTCTGTTCTTGAACCATAAAATGAATGTTCATAAATAGGATTAGGTGTTGTTGGTAATGAAATCCATCCAAAATAACCAGTCATACCTGTCTCATTTGTTCCAACCCATGCATGTGGTTCGTTTGTATAATTTGATATTACATTTGTTGAAACACTTACATAATCGTTTATAGAACCAGTTGAACCACTTGGTGTTTTATGTAGAACATAACAAGGTTGTTTATTATTATTATCCCAATAAAAACTAACATTGCCATCTTCATACAAATTTATATAATCTACTCCACCTGTCGGTGTAAATGTTTTATAAGCTTTTACACAAGGTCCAGCAATTCCTATTCCTGTAGAACCTTCTGTCTTTCTATAAATAATATTATCATCAACATTTTCTATAATAGCTCCTTCTATACTAATTGTTCCAGAAGAACCTGTTACACATAATTGGTTAGTGGTAAGTTTATTGGTAAAAGTTCCGGTAGTTCCTTGTAATTCATCTAATAGATTTGTTGTACCGGTAACACATAACTCTTGGATATTTACTTTATCTGTAAAGTTTCCACTTGTTGCGCATAATTGGTCGGTAGTAAGTTTATTAGAAAAAGTTCCAGTAGTTCCTTGTAATTCTCCTATTGTTCCACTTGTTGCGCATAATTGGTCGGTAGTAAGTTTTTTATCTACAGATACATCACTATTAAATCTCACACCACCATAACTAAAAAATTGTATTCCAGGGTCATTTTCCATATCGTTCAATGAATATATTTGTTCTACATTAAATATATTTTTTGTATCCACGGTATCAAAGTTTCCATTTGTTGCGCATAATTCATCGGTAATAACTTTCGTAAAAGTTCCGGTAGTTCCTTGTAATTCTCCTATTAGATTTGTTGTCCCGGTTACACATAACTCTTGGATATTTACTTTATCTGTAAAGTTTCCACTTGTCGCGCATAATTCATTAGTAGTAAGTTTATTAGAAAAGGTTCCAGTAGTTCCTTGTAATTCTCCTGTTATCTCTACATTCTTTTTAATAGTTACAATATTTTCTCCAAAACATATACTACTATAAATTGTATCAAATTTTTCATTTGTGCACGTAATATGTGTATTTAATTTACAATGTAAGCAATTTATTGCTTGACATAAATATTTTTGATCTCCTTGTAATATTGGCATATGTATATTATATAGTATATATATGTTAAATTAATTTTTGGACTTTTAAATTATTTGTTTCTTTTGGATTTTTATAAGAATCGTCGTTTTTACTATTATTATTATTTTTCTTTTGTTGTGTATATTTTTTATCCATATTCCAGAATACAGGCGATCCTAAAGTAAAGTGATTATGATTATCTGCTTTGTACCAATATACTAAATCTTCTATTTTATTAGATTTAATGGTATTATCTATTACAAGACATTCATAATTTTCTGTACATTGGTTCATGACAGAGCAAAATGTTTTGAAATCAGGGAACATACCAGCCCAATGTTCATAAATACGTTTCCTATTTGAAATAAAATTTTCTCGTAAAATAAATACAAAATCTACATTAGAACGCAATATAGGAGGCATACCTAGAGGAAACTGCATAGTAATTAGAAATAACATTTTATAATGTCTTCCATTCATAAATAATAAACGAACATTTTTATCTGTTTTCCAAGAGTTTTCATACATACAATCATCAAATACTAAGAATGCTCTAGGGTCTACAGATTTATCTTTTTGCCATTGTTGTACTGCTTTTTTTTGTCTTTTTACAACTCTATCCACTAACCCTGCGGTATATTCCTCATGGATAAAGAAACTTGGAGCAAGAGGTGTAAAAAATTGATTTGCGCTTTCTGTTGGGGATATTATAGTTCCAAGAGGTATATCTTTATGTGAATGTAGAATGTCTTTTGTTAAAAAACTTTTTCCCGTGTTTCGTTTTCCTAATAATACTACAACACTATCAAATTTTAATCTCTTCATGTCAAATTTTTTTAAACGAAGAGACATTATATTTATTTTTTATGTATATATAATGTGTTATACACTATATATAAATATATTTATACTATATTAAACGGAAAAGAATATCATTTTTTTGTAATTTCTATAGATACATTAGAATCTTGTTTTGGAAATGGTCTTAATTTTTTTACAAAACTTGTAGGTTTTGTATCAGGAATTTTTGATTTCATATAATGTAGTTTTGAAGATGGTTCTAAATTTGGCTTACTTGTTATATAATCTTGATTTAACCAATTATCACTTTTTGTATAATAAGAGGACGTGTAATAAGATATTATAGAAAACACTAACAAAGAAACTAAAAATAATGTAATATATGTTTCTTGTTTTCTTTCTATTTTACGACAGGTAGCATCAATATACGCTAAAAGAATAATAGATAGACCACCTATTATACCCAGAGTAAATGGATGAAATATAATCTTTGCAATGCCCATTACTATTAAATATATAGTATTATATAAGGTTTGATTAAACTATTAAAAACGCATTTTTATAATTTTAATTAGTATCTATTGTTAATTAGAATCAGAACTTAATTCTTCTAATTGTTCTATGTCTGTCATATATTCTGTATTTACACTTTCACTCTCACTTCCATTACCTTTATTATATTCTTCCACACCATCTTCATTCTTACCAATATCATTAGTATCACCAACATCACCTTCGTCCCCAACATCACCTTCGTCCCCAACATCACCTTCGTCCCCAACATCACATTCGTCCCCAACATCACCTTCGTCCCCAACATCACCTTCGTCCCCAACATCACCTTCGTCCCCAACATCACCTTCGTCCTCAATATCACCTTCATTCTCGTATATATCACCTTCGTCCTCAATATCACCTTCATTCTCGTATATATCACCTTCATTCTCGTATATATCACCTTCATTCTCGTATATATCACCTTCATTCTCGTATATATCACCTTCGTCCCCAATATCACCTTCGTCCCCAACATCACCTTCGTCACTTTCATAAACATATTCTACATCACCTTCGTCACTTTCATAAACATATTCTACATCACCTTCATCGTTGCTATTATCACTATGATTTTCTTCCATATATTTCTTTTTTTCGATTATAGAATCATATAAAATATTTTTTTTTTTACTACTTTTTTGTTCAATAACAATATTTTTTTCAAAATTTTCTGATGTTTTCTCATAATTTGAAGTTTCTAGCTCTCTATTTTTTTCTTCATCTTTTTGTTCTTCACTTTTATCTTCTTCGTCTTCTTCTTCTTCATCTTTTTGTTCTTCGTCTTCTTCTTCTTCATCTTGACTTAGTTCTTCCTCTGTTTCAATATAATCTTCTTTATCATACAAAGAAGAATGACCTTTAACATAGGTTACAGAGGATTTTATAATATAATTTGCGGTATCTCTACAATAAAACTCGTCTTTAATACCCTTTGCGATTAATTCTATAAGTTGCTTTTTGTTTTTTTGTTTCTTGGAAGAAGATATTGATTTTCTATTATCAAATAAGTAAGGGTGTGAATATATTTCAGAGATAGCATTGCAACAACACCAATGTAAAAAGTCTTCTGGTTTTGGAATACTTCTAGAAATACTTATTGCTTGTAAAACTCTTTGTGTATCCCTTTTATTAATATTTTTTGTTCTTGAAACCCAATTAAAACGAATTTGTGAAACACCTATAATAGAAGATTGTATAAGAGTAGAAATATCTTGTAATTTTCTTTTAATGTGTCGTAGAAATTTTTTTTTTGTTTTTGTATCCCACTCTTTTATATCATGAAGGAGACCTTGAAATGTACTAAAATGTGTATTTTTATTATTTTTTACAATATCTTCTGCGATTTTATATATATCTATTAATGTATCATATATATGATTGGAAATAACTTCTGTCATATCTTCAATATCTGCGGATATTGCTTGACCTAAATCAGAATTTTCAAACATATCCATAATTTCTTTATCGTGTTTTGTAGAAGACATAGAGTGTATTTGTATATTATACTCTTTTATAGAACTTTTATATATATTGAAAAACGCACATTATATATTAACATATAGTATATAGTATATATATATACTAGAATGGTTTCTGTTATTTCTATTGCTATAGGTGTATTTTTTCTAACAACATTATTTGTATTATTTACATTCTCTACAGAAAATCATAATGTAGGTTTATGGGTTGTAATTATGATATTGTTCTCGCTTGTAATGGGATATACAGTAGAATCATCTTCCAATCCTGAAAGAGTACATAGTACATATAAAATTGCGGATTATGCTTCAAAAATATAATTTGTATAAAGAAAAATACTATTTGTATTTTATAGAAAATGTTATCTAGATATGTTACAAATAGTATATATTTTTTACAAGGGTATTTTTTACAAATATTTTTTGTATATCTAGGCATTGATAACCAAAAAGAAATAGAATATTATGGAGAAGCACATCTTTCTAGCTATAATTCCTATATACATACAATATGTATGCCTGGGACTATTTTAGGAATTCTTTTATGGGTTCCTGTTATATTTTCTTCTACAAAAAAAGAAGCTATTGAATTTCATAATATGGTGTTTTATACGTATATAGGATTATATTGTTATATAAGTTTTTTGTATAGTTTTTTTGTATATGTATTGTATTATCCATCATTATATTATGCAAATATTTTGTATAGTAATACACTTATGAAAGGGTTTCAAGGATTTCTTTGTATGTTTTTTTGTCTTGGTGTTCAAGAATATATAGGACATTATCTTCAAGGAGATATTCCAAGTCGNCCAGAAGGTGTTCCTAATGCTATCTTATATGCTCCATATTATTCTGTATATCATATTTNTAATTAAACTACATCTTTTTTTATATTTTATAATAGTATATTAAACAATATGTCTAAAAAATATTCTACAAGAAAATCTTCTTCAAAAAACTGTAATGGTTGGTGTCCTCCTACAGTCATATATCTTACTTTATCTGTCACCACTACTGTATTAAGTTTATTTGGTGTTATAAAAAATGACGAACTTAAAAACGGTGGTAAAAATAAAAGATGGTATGCTATTACACATGGTGTTGGTATTATGTTTTGGACTGGTATTCTTTATTGGTTATGTTCTAATTGTTATTACAAAACATCATGGGCTGTTTTATTAACACCTATTATTCTTGCTTTTGTTATGACTTTCGCTATTCTTGGAGGAATGTTTGGTGGTGTTTTGAAAGACAAAATACAAAAAGAACATTTTAAACAAAAAAAAAGAAATAATAAATTTTGTAAAATTTTTAATAAAAAATGGGAAAATATAGAAAATACAACTGCTAATAAAATAGGTGTAGGTCCTGAAGTTAAAAAATTTGTAAGTAATCTATATATTTATTGTAACGAGAGAGGTATTAAACCAGACAAATTAGATAAAAAATATATAAATAATACAAAAAATGAATTAATCAAAAAAGATTTGAGAGATTTTAACAAATTTTTAGAATAAATCTACATAAAATAATCCAACAATATATATTTTTATTTATTTTTTTTTTACATTTTTTTTTATTATATACAAATATATATATACTAAAAAACATGTTATTGCGATATCGAAAAAAAGATTATCGTGTATGGGGATTAGGTGGTATGTTAGGTGAAGGTTCTAAAGAAAATACAAATAATAAAGGTGATATTTATGAAGAATATGAAGGAGATGAAGGAGATGAAGGAGATGAAAATCAAGAAGAAGAAATAAAGAAAAAACAAGAACCAAAATCAGTATTTATAAGATTACCTAATAATTCTACAAATAATAATTATAGTATTAGTACTTTTACATCTGAACATTTTGATGAAAAATTAATAGTTATATGTATAGAAATATGTAATTATATTAATACTGAAATATCTAATTATGATAAACTTATATTTCCGGAATATAAAATTTTATTAGACAAATATATTCCGGAAATTATTTTTAATCATTATATTCTTAAAAAAAAATATAGAGATATAGGTAATATTAAAATAGAAATAGATAAAATTATTAAAATTATATTAGATAATAATTCTAAATTATACAAAGAAATAACAGAAAATAAAAATGAAATACCAGAAAATGAAAAAGTATCATATTTATTCAAAAATATACATTTAAAAAAAAATAGTAATAATAGTAAACATTTTATTAGAAATAAATTATCTAACAGGAATAATTTAGTTGAACTAATTATTGATGGTGTAAAAAAAACAGACAAAATAATAAAGAATTCGTATACATTCTTGAAAAAAAAAGTTACAAAAAATCTGAATAGTAATAATATGAATTTAAGAAGAACAATAACACTATATAAACTTTTAAAGAATATTAAAAAATTTTATAGTTCTTATTATGTATTCATAGATATGTTTGAGAATTTTGATAAAGTATGTATACTTTATTATGAAAAAAATTATACCGAGTCATATAGAAATATATTATACTTTGTATTTATAAAAAATATTTTACTAAAAATGGAAAAAATTTATGGAAATGAAAATAAAATGTTAAAAGGAGTTAATAATGATATGTTATTAAAAGGACTTAAGGATGAATCAAAACAAAAAATCTTTGAAAATACAGAAAGAATATTTATTCTTGAAGAAATGAATAAAAAACTAGAAATAGATATACATAATTTATATACAGAACAAAATTATGAAATAATACAAGAAATAATCAAATATTATTTAATAGATAATCTATTAGAGGAGTCATATATTACAGAAATTTTAAAAGAACCAAAAATTGTAAATATTATTTATTTTTTATGTATTTCTATAAATGAAAATGTATGTCCTAATAGAAAAGAAAACTGTCAAGTAATAAAACGAACATTTATTATAAAATTATTAGACAAATCTTTAGACAAATCTTTAAACATAAAAAATGAAGTTCCTGATCCTTTGGGTGTAGTAAAATCATTTAAAAAAAAAGAAGAAGAAAAAGAAGAAGAAGAAGAAAAAGAAGAAGAAGAAAATGAAGAAGTAGAGAATGAAGAAGTAGAGAATGAAGAAGTAGAAAAAAAAGAAGATAAAGAAAAAATATTAAAAAATACACTTAATAAATATTATTATTCTCGAATAATAATAAATTATTTATATCATATAAATACTATATTTTATGATAATATTAATATTATTTCAAAAAATTATAGTATTATTTTATTTTATATAAAAAATAAAGATGAAAAAACTCTTCTTAAGAAAATTGATGAAATAATACAAAATATAGATAATAAGAATAAAAATGAATATAAAACTCGTATTAATAGTTTATATAAATCTGTAGATGAATTTAGACAAAACATAATAACTACAAATAAAAAAAAATATAAAAATAATAAAAATTCAAGATGTGAACCTTTAATTACAGATTTACAAAAAACTGTTGTAAATATTCTTGAAAATATAGATACAATTGATTTAGAAGAATCAAAATATAAAATTATATTTAAAAAAAAAACTATAATGAAAAATTGTCAAAAAGAATTTTCTATATATAAAAATTATATTATTATACCACTAAACATAATACAATTGGAGAAATTGTTTAGAAGTAATGAGGAACTACAAATTAAACAAAGAATTAAACAAATGCAATATGAACTTAAAAATATGAATAATAATAGTAAAGAAATGTATATGAAAACTATAAATCAATTAAAACAAAAAATTACATCTACAGACAAAAACAAACCTATTGATACACAAAAAATAGATAATATTAAGAAAATATCTGAGTATATAGAAGAAACTAAAAAATTATTACCAACACAAGAAGAAGGAGAAAACAAAACTTTATTTACTACAGTTCTAGAAAAATATGAAAAAGATCTTATAAATAGTAGATATCAAAGAATGAGGAAACTTGGTTATTATGAATAACCCAAATAAATCTTCTAATAAAATACGTTATTATTCTTATACTATTTTTTTTTTACACCCTTGGAAATTTCAATCCACAAAAAAAAGTGTGACCAAAAGGTTAAACTAGTATCGGGGGAAGACGTGTATCGTCTTCTCCTTCGAAAGTTTTTTGAAACTGGAACACTTGGTTCTTGATTTTCGAGGAGCTTGTTGCGTTTGGAAACTCATCACTCAGGAGTTGTTTAAAGGTAAAAAAACGTTTTTCCTGTTGAATTTGTTCAAGAGTGGACATATGCCTATTCCTTTTGTCCCTGTACGAAATCTGTTCAATTTCCAGGCTTCGTGTTGGGTAGGAGTCGCAACACATGTTAAAATCGTCTTTGACTGTCTCTATTTTGAGAGGTCCTTCTGATTCGAAGAAGGTCCTGGAAAAAGCATCACAAATCTTGATGCCGGAATATTGATTACTCTCTGGATAATGTTCTAAGTAAAACTTCTTCAGTTTATCCATAATACCGGCTTCGAGATTATTATCTTGTTTTCCCTCATAAGAAAACAAAATAATAATATTTCGAGTCCTTCCAATGATCCCATGTATCGAGACATAAAAGAGGGTTAGACGTGTTCCAGTTTTGAAACTGAAAAACTCAGGTTTTGAAGCTGGAGCATCCATCTGAGCTCTTTCGAACTCTCCCATTATTTGTTGGAGTTGGACGAGCAAAGCATCTCTTTCGTCAAGAAGTTTTGCTTCTTTCGAGTGATGTACTTCTTGTGCCTCTTTCAACTCCTTCTCTATTTCAGGAGTTAAAGAAATTTCGCAAGGCTCTTTATCATCATCAGGGATGTGCCCGGGAAAGGGGGTTTCCGGAAAAAAAAGCTCGGTGCACTCGATGGCGGGCTTCGTTTCGGGCACCGTCCAGACAAGCTCTCCATTTTGGTCAACATAAAAGAAGAACACAACATATACCCCCGATGAAAAACGACGAACGACACCGACGATTTCCCCGTTGTCAAACAAGGGGGAATCTACATAATCATCATCCTCGTCTTTACAAAAATCATCCCATTGAATGAGTTCTGCTTGTGATGCTTGTGCTGTTTCTTCTTGTGCTGCTTGTGCTGTTTCCTTCGCTTCGTCGGAAGGATGTAATGCTCGAAGCAATCTCCTCGCTTCAACTATTCCGAGATTAAACAGTTTTCGCAGTTCTTCCTCAGAAAACATCTTCAAATCCTCCACACATACCGCCCCTTCTTTTTTAAACATCGCAGTGTATTGGGACAAGGAGAGATTTGTAAGAAATTTGGAAAGTTCTGTGCATGTTTGCGTATGCGACATTTTCTCAAAATCAACCAAAAGTTCTTCTCTCGAGTGAAAATAGTAATACAATGTTCTTCACCCCCGCCGTGTCAATTTTTTTTTTATATAATTCATAGTAGAATATATAAAAACATAATTATATAATATATACAAAAAGACAGTATGAGTGTAATACAAACTGATTATGTAAATTCACCAAGTGTTTCATTTTCTTCTACATCAAACCAAAGCACAAAACAAGGTTCTTTTCAACCACAAGAAACACAAAATTTTATGGGATATTCCTTATCAGGAGAACCTATCAATACAAATACATTTACACATAATAATATGACACCATTCTTTGGTTCCCATGTCCGTCAAAATATGGATGAGTATAGTACAAGTACAATAGTACAAAATTATACAGGTCAAGACAATTATTATACACAAAAAGCAGAAATGCAGACTATGTTTCAACCGGAACACGGGGTAGGAAATCCTTATGGAACAAGTAATCTTGCGGGGTATCAAAGAAATAGGTATATACCTTCTAATAAAAGAACTAACGAAGCACCTACAGAAAAAGTATATGTAGGACCAGGATTAAATAAAGGATATGTTTCTACACCATCCGGTGGTTTTCATCAAGCTGATACTCGGAATTATATGCTTCCAAAGAATGTGGATGAACTTCGTGTTAAAACAAATCCTAAATTATCATATCATATTCCTGTAATTGCTGGTTCTAAACCAGAAAAACGAGGTAATCTTGGCCAAGTGAATAAGAATAGACCAGATACATATGCGGAATGGACACCAGACAGGTACTTTATTACTACAGGTGATAGAGTAAAACCTACACAACATGCCGAAGTTGTATTAAAACATAGTAATAGAACCACTACAGATATTCGTAGAGCTATGGGCCCAGCTGGGCCTAAAAACGGGCATTCTGAATCAAGTAGAAGGTCTCAAATACGTGTGAGTAATAAAGAACAATATACACCTGGATGCCCTAGAGGAGCAAACGTTCAAGGACAATGGACTATACCGGAAAATGAACCGATTATAGAAAATTATGTTCCAATGAAACCTTGTTCCTCAGAAACATTTTCTTCTTTACATCAACAAACTCGTATGAAAAATAAACCTATATATGAAAACGATCCAAGATTACAAAGAACTTCATTACATGATTATGGTAGAGGTGGTATGCAATTACAAACAAATGTTCGCGAACAGACTTCTTGTCATCCTGTCTCAAATATGACAGGGAATGAACATAACTATGTTCCTATTACATCCGAATTACGAAGTACACGAAAACAAAATGTTGTTGGAAATACTCGTTGGGTTTCGAATGTTCAAATGCCCAACTCAAAACCGATTGCCTGGGACCCTAATGATACACCCGATGTTACTATGAAAGAAACATTGCTCGCACCTTCTGTTCCTATTAATTTTACTTCTAACAAACCATCACTACCTCCAGCACATGATCCAAATGATGTCTTACAAACTACCACTAAAGAAACTACTATGACAGAATACTCCGGTAATGTATATCAACCTACACAAGATAAACGCCATATGAATACATTCGTAGCACCTACAACCTATCGAGAAATGACATCTGATACACAATATGTAGGAAATGCGAATGGTAATAAAGAAGGAGGGTACCAATATAAGAAAATAGATCCAAGATATACCAATAGACAATATACTTCTAATAATTCTTATACAGGTAATGTTTCTAGCAATCATACAAAACCTGTAAATCAGGATGTTCGAAACAATATTACTTCGAAATCATACAGAGATTCTATATCACAAGGAAGAACCCCAGCTACATCTGGACCCAAAGAAAATATTGATTCTAGTATGATTTATGCTACAACCAATCGTTCTGGGGATTTACAAAATGCGCATTTAGAAGGAAGAGAAACTATTGCAAATAAGTCTTTTTTTGTGACACCGCAAATGAACATGTGTGAAAATACAACTAATAGAAAAACTGTATCAAATGATATTATATATAATCGTATGGACGAGGATTTAATTAAAGAATTTGTAAATAACCCTTATACACAATCATTGCAAAGTTATTATTAGTAAAAATTGTAAAAATTGAATTTTTTATAAGATATAATCTTATTATATATAATAATAAAAAAAGAATGTCAAACAATCAACAATTGTTCCTGACACAATATAAAGAGTATATTTCTTCTGAGATATTATGTATGCCAGAAGAATTATGTTCTATTATAGACTCATATGTACCAAAAAAAGTTCCTATACCAACAGAGATACTCGGATTAGAACATTATACGTTTCATCATAAAGGTAATTTTATTTATATTGTAGGCGGTATAAAAGACTCACAAGTCCGTAATACTATCTATATATGGGATATTCAATACAATATACTAAAAAAAAGTGTGTTATTATACTCAATATGGTTACATAGGAGTGTTATGATAGATGATGATATTTATATTTTTGGAGGAGAAACAATTCAAAAAAGAGTAATTTCTACTATACAGAAATTTAATATACATACCCAAAATTGTATATATTATTCTAATATGATACATCCTAGGTGTTCTTTTTCTATAGAAAAGTACATGGATACAATATATTGTATGGGGGGAGATTCGGGGTATAGGGAATATGGTGTCCTATCTAGTATAGAAAAAATACATATTCCTACAAAAAATAGGAAATTGTGTAATTCTATGGAGTCTCCATGTTTTTTTCATTCGACATGTCTCCAAAATAATTGTATATATGTTTTTGGTGGAATTGATTCGGAAGATGAACATTTTATACCAGAAATACGCACATATGATATTATAAAAGATATGTGGCGTGTATATACAACATCTAAGCAACCAATATTAGAAAAACCAATATTAGAAAAACCAATATTAGAAAAACCAATATTAACATACTCTAGTATAGAACATTCATCTGTTTTATACAAAGATACTATTTTAGTATATGGTGGATATAATAATATTATGAATAGGAATGAAGATATTTATCAATTTGATAAAAATACTATATCATTATATCAAAAAAATATATACCCTATACTATCTATTATGAAAATTGATAATACATATTATAAGATAACAAAAGAAGAAGACTTTGTAGTTTTTTCACTTTTTACTTGAATCTTTTTTATCTATTTTTTCTGGTATATTTTTTTGTACAAACGATTGAATAGTAGTAATAGTTGGTTTACAATTATAAAATGTCCCTACATATACACCTGATACAAATCCTACAATAAATTTCCACATAAAGTATTTAATGTATATAATGTATATATAGTAAATATATGGTAATATATAGTAATATATAATGTTTTATTTTTGGAAAAAATTATATACACAAGACATAGAAAAACTGGAAAATGAGATACAAGAATATAAACAAGATATACAGAAAAATAAACTTGAAAAATGTTATATTATAAGTGGTGGATTACAATATCTACAAAATATACTACTAGAAAAATATCAAATATTACATACTATAGAAAAAAATCCAAATAGTAAAGATTCACTTGAAACTATGGGTATGTATATGTATGATGTAAGTTGTAAAAAAGATAGAAAAATACATACATTACAAAAAAGAAATACATTATTAGAATATACTTTATATGTTCCTCCAATATTACTCAAAAACACACCACTTCCAAAAGATTGTATTGATATAATTATGAGTTTTTGTATTATTATAAAAAATTGATATTTTTTGTGAAAAATAGGATACTTTTTATATATAAATTATGTAAAATGGGAAACTTTCACTCCAAATATGAACTAGTTCCCATTTCTCAAGAGAGAATTATTACACGGAATTTAGTACAATTATTACATTTTTATATACGTAATAAAACTCATTTTGTGTCATACCAAGAAAAACAGTTATACAAATATTCATGTAGGTTATTACCAATGTATTCTATTAGGAAAAGTTTTTTGAATAATAGAATACAGTGCTTACTCATATTTTACAAGGATGTTTTGTCTCACAATTTTTCTTTGAAAAAATATTATAATCAAAAAGAATTACACAAAAAGGCAACTATATTAGTAAATGATTTACACATTTTTTTACTAACAGAATTGTAAAAAAATTGATAAATAATCAATAGTTTTATGTAAAATACTAATAATTCTTTTATTATTTAGTTGTTATAACCATGCAAAATATTATTAACAACTTGACAACAGAATTGCTTCTTTTGAAGATAGAAAATGAGATGTTGAAAAAAGATAAAACTAGAGAACAAAGTTTGTATGATTCAAAAATAGATACATACAAAAAAATTATTAATAAAATGAGAGATCCATATAAATGTAAAAATAAAGATATTGATAAAAAGGAATTTTTATATATTATTCAAGAAGGAGAATGTTTATATTGTTATAGAAATATAAATATAGAACATATGACGTATGAACATCTTATTCCTAAATCCTATAAAGGAACCAATCATTTATATAACCTTTGTCTTGTTTGTCAAAAATGTAATAAAATACGACAAAATGATATGGAAGATGTAGACTTTATAGAAGTCTTACAAGAAAGAATGAACAATAGATTTTGGTATTATCCAGAACTTTCTTCTGATTTAAAAAATCTTTCATAAAAAAAAAACATACTATATGTGTTGTATAGTTTCAATATATTAGTAAGTATTTAATACAAATATACTTGTATTGATTCTATATTTCTACATCCAAGTTGGATTCCAATCTGGATGTACATTTTTTGAATTAGATTGTATACTATACACCTTTTTCAAACTATTTTATTTTTTTTCTTATATTATGAGAAAAAAAAATAATTATACAACACGTATATCAAGTGTAAATAGTCGTAAAATATAAAAAGGATAACATTTTGTGCATATTTTGTATAAAGGTCTTTGTATAGAATGTGTAGAAATCATATACAATAATAGGTAGTTTGATAATCTTGATTATAAAGAATAGCATAATCTACAAATTGTATATTCTCTAGATGCTAATAGTTCTTTATGAAGGTTTATAATAGTATGTATTATATATACTTTTTGGTAGATTAAAATCTAAAATATATAATACAATATCTTCTACAATATCTTCTACAATATCTTCTACAATATCTTCTACAATATCTTCTACAATATCTTCTACAATATCTTCTACAATATCTTCTACAATATCGTCTGGAAAAAACAAAGATAACAATTTTCTAGACATTTCATAGTATATATACACAATAAGAGTGGAATATATTTTATAATTTTTTACTATATGTATATATATGAATTTTAAAAAAGAACAAATACGATTATTAGAGCAAAATAAACCATTTGTTGTTTTACAAAATGTAAAAGATACCTATCCTAATATTTCAAGTCAGTCTGTAATTCTATCACAAATTAAAAGGATGTACTTATCTGATCCAAACCATAGAGTAAAAGAGTATAAAAAAAAAATACAAGATTTACAGAAAAAATATCCAAATTCTAAAGAATTACAAGAATTTATAGAATTAGAACCATACAAACAGGATAAAATACAAAAAAAGATACGGAATGGAAAAGTAGTATATAATGAAGAAATGGATGCTATTATAGAATCTATTCCTTTATTTGACAAGGATATTGATAAATATATAAAATTACCTTCCAAGGATTCTAAACAATTGCGAAGAACACAGATGTTATCTTTACACAATAAACATCATAATATTAAAATTATTCAAGGAGACACTTTATTACAAGATGTTTTACCATTTTTAGAATCGGAAAATCCTAAAGAGTATATTGTTGCTGTATTATTAGCAACAGGTAGAAGACAGAATGAACTTGTTAGTGGTACACTCGATAAAAGTAAAAAAGGACCCTATTTTGCTATTTTTTCAGGACAATCCAAGACTGGTTTGGATTTACAAAGGGGTTCTTATGAAATTCCTTTATTAGCTCCATTTCCTGTTGTAGAAAAAGCGTGGAATTTGTCAAAAACATATTTTGAAAATACAACTGATAGAAATACATTCAAAATACGTATTCGTAATATTACAAGATATCTCAAAAAACAACCATATCCTATTGATAAATTACACGAGTGTAGAAGTATTTATGCTTTATTATGTTATGAACTGTTTCCTACAGGAACTTTATCACAAATGGCATATATATCTTCTGTATTAGGAGAAACTAGTATCAATATTGCTTCGCATTACAATAGTATTAAAGTAGAAAATATTACAAAATTATGGGTTCCTTGTAGCCAACAGTATCATTGGAATGGAAATGATTCACATACAAAAGAAGTTGTAGAACATATAGAAACGTTTGTTATGGACGAGTGTATGAAACAAAAGAAAAAAACTATTACAAAAGCATTATTAGGAAGAATTAGTAGTAAGTCGCAAAATGTTGTGAAACGATTCTATGATACAAATGTCAAAGAAATTGAGAAATATAATAATAGGATATAAATCTTATATTCTTTTTTTATAATCTATATTTTTATATGTATTATATAATATAAAATCGTCCTTATAAAATTCTTGTAAAAATTGTTTACTAGATTCACTTAAAAACGAATTTTTATGTATAGTTTTATTTCTAATAGGTAGTTTTTCCCGTATGTTATATTTTCTTGTAAAATAATTAAATTCTTTTTGTAAATTATCCATAATAATTATATATTTTGGTGTATGAAACCAGTATTTTTGTGGTGTATATGTGTATTTATATAATAGTTTTGTTTTTCCAATTGTATGATTTGTATTTTTATTATTTTGTAATTCTTGCATTAGTTTTGGATATTCTTTATGATTAGGGTTCATCCATATTTGAACCCATTTTTCAGGTGTATCTATATTATTTTGAATAAGATATTTTATTTGCGGTTCATGTTGCCACTTTTGTAAACAATAATATACAGCAGAAATAAATCTTTCTATTGGATTACGAATAATTACAAGTTGATTTGTAATTTTTTTATTATATATATCTGTATTATGTCCACAATATTTTATTTTTTTATTATTATTAGTTATTTCTTTTATAGAAGTACCACTATTTTTTGGTATATGAATAAAATGAATTATATTCATATTATTTAATGTACTAAAATATTTAATATTATTTTTTAGTAATATTTCATTTTTTTTTTGAAATTCTATATATTTTATAGTATTATATCTTTTTGATATATCAGAAAAATCATTTCTTTGATATACAAGGTGTCCTTTATTATATGTAGTTTGTATAAAATTTTCACTAATTAAAATATCAATAGGTTTATAATATTTTAATTTATTTTTTTCTAATATATTAATTAATTTATCATAACTTTTTTTAAAATATACCACAAAAGAAGTTGATTGACCCCATTTAATATTAACAAATGGTGTTTTTTCAATAAAATTATATATTATATTTTTATTATTATTATAATTATAATATGATGGGTTTCCATTAAAAATATTAATATTTTCTTTATTTTTAATTAATAGTTGTAATATATTGTATATATTTTCCAAGCTTTCTTTTAAGATAATATCATCTTCAATTACAATAATATATGGATTATCATAATTTAGTTTTATAATTTCTAAATGAGAGGATAAACACCCCAAAGCTCCATTTTTATTAAAAATTGCTTTAAATTTTTTTATTTTAAAATATTTTTGATTTGTAAATATTTTATTAATATTATTCATTCTATCTTTTCTAATTTCTAAGTTAATACAATTTATTGTAAGCATTATATATTACTTTATAATGTTATAATTATATTTATTTTTTATTACTTTTCCATATGTATGATTAACTGGTTTATGTACTTTATGTAAATTTTTTTTTAAAAAATCAACTTTATTATTTATAGAATTACCAAAACCATGATATAATATTGATAAATATTTAACATTATTTTTTAATATATTATTTACATAATAATTAAGATGTGTTTCATCATGCCATATAGTTATATAATTATTTTTTTCATTTTGAAATATATCATTACTAATTGTTTTACATAATATTTTAAAATTATTTGTTTCACATCCAAAAAAACCACCAATTATGTATTTAAAATTCTTTCTAGGAGATAAATAACATGTAGAATTTTTATTATTTTCAATAGATTTTAATTGTAAAGTATTACTTATTTTAGATTGAGTAGAATGTAAAACAAAAACATATCCTCTTTTATCTGGTAAAATTTCTTCCTGACATTTTTTTCTAAAAATAATATTACTATTTAATAAAAATATATATTTACATTTTTGAATTATATTATTATTAAAAAATGAAAAATAATGTAATTTATACAATGTTTCATATGGCCAACCTATATAATCTGTTAAAAAATAAGTAATATTATATAATTTTTTATATTTTTTAACAATAATTTCATTTTCTTTATTAGTAACTATAAAAAAAATTTTTTTATATTTTGGTAAACAATTTTTTTTAATGTTTTTTAGAAAATGTTCAAGATATATAATATATTTATTTATAAATAGACCATATATACCTATAATCATTCTATATAATAGTATTATTATATAATACATAAAAAATAATTAATTTATTTACATAATACACATCTATTTGTATTATATATCGTTTTATATATCTTCATTTTTTTTTGTAGCATATATCTTGGTATTCCATTTTTTATAAATTTCTGTATATCTTTTTTATGGTCTTTTCTTGGTATTACTTTATCTAGAACACCTTTTGTAGTTCGTAATGGATGACGAACAATACTAGTATGTAATACAGCAATAGAATAATGTCTTTTATGAAGAGGAAAACAATATTGTAAAGCAATATCAAAATAGTATCCTGTATAGGTAGATTGTAATAATTTTTGAAATAAGGAATTTTTACATATATTTGTATGAAAACATAATAATCCACATTCTACAAAATTTCTGTATTCTACTACTTTTTTACAATGATGATTATCATTCCTTCTACCCGTTCCACCTCCAGCAACAGAATCTTTTGTTGTGCTTGGTATAGCGACTTGGATATGTTTATTTTTTTCTAGTATAAGAAACATTCTATTAATCATATTACCAGATGTTTCTATATCATCATCCGGAACCCATACATGTGAATATTTGTATATATCGATTGTTTTACAATATTCTCTAAAATTTGGCCATTTTAATCCTTTTTTTCTATATACAATACAACTATCACTTTCTAAGTTTTTTAATGTATTATAATATTCATCATTATCTCCATAATAACATAACACTATATCAAATAATCTTTCTTTACATTCAAACCATTTTTTATGAACACTTGTATCACCTACAGAGGAATATACTACATATTTTTTCATAATATATATATATATATTATGATAAAAATATATTATATAAACTTAGAATGCTCAAATAAAAGAAAATTATATATGAATAAAACATATCCTACATCAAAAAGAATAGAAGCATATGATGGAATAAAACTAGATACATATAAAAATATACAATATCCAAAAAATACAAAACAGACAAATAATGAACTTGCATGCTCTTTATCACATATAAAAGCTATTATAGAAGCATATAATGATAATTGCGAAAAAGCAATTATATTAGAAGATGATATTAAACATATTGTTCCACTTACTATAATAGAAAAAAAGATACAAGAATATCCAAAAGATACAGAGTGTATTCAATTATTTATAAGTAATATTAAAGAAGTTGAAAGAATGTCTTTACTAAAAAATAATTATGAATTATGGAACTCTGAAAAATGGTCAACTGGAGCATATTGTATTTTTCGGAAAGGTATGGAGAAAATTATAAACAAATTTTATAAAGACAATATTATAAATATAGATATTCCTCTTCATAATTATGTTGCTGATAATGGTATATTATATAATAATATAAAAACATATAGTTATACAAAACCTTTATTTATAAATATGTTATTTGATTCTGCTATTAAAAAAGGAGATAATTCAAGAAAAAAAATAGAAAAAGAAATACATTTTTTTATAAGTAATTATATCAAAAAAAATTACAAAAAATAACTATATATATAGTATGAAAATAGCATTATGTTTTTTGACGTATGGTTCTCTATCACAACCTACAGTATGGAAACCTTTTATAGATTCAAAACATTATAATATGTATATTCATAATAAGAATATATTTTATGGAGAATATAAAAAATTTTGTATTTCAAGAAGAATTTCTACTAGATGGGGTCGTATTTCTTTGGTAAAAGCAACTTTATTACTTTTTATGGAAGCATATAAGAATAAAGAGAATATGTTTTTTATTTTATTATCTGATAAATGTATTCCATTATATAGTCCAGATATATTATATCAAAAAATAACTTCTATAGATAACAATATAATTTTTTCATCAATCAATACAAAACAAATACGGTATAATTCATTATATAATACATCTTTTTTTACAAAAAATACATATAAGATACAACATCAATGGATGTGTTTAACACGAAATACTGTTGCATTTTTTATAAAACATAACTTTACACATATTTTTGGACCTAGATCTGATGTTCCTGATGAACATTATTTTGTAAATATTATGGAAAAATATAACATTCCATATCTACATAAAAAAATGACATATGTTAATTGGTCTGAGAATAGCGATCTTCCAAAATACAAAAAGAAACCAAAAACATATTCTGTATTAACCAATGAGATGGTTCATACGATTATACAAGAAGGTTGTTTTTTTATGAGAAAAGTTGGACCAGAATGTAGATTACCTTCTTATTTTAGTTCTTTTATGTAATTGTTATTCTATAAAATATATATATAAACTATATAAATACATAAACCTATATAATGTACAATAAGCTATATACTTAGAATATGGTGTCCCTTGATACATGTACAAAAAAGGAACTACTTATTATTGCTAAAAAATATAGAATTCCCTATGCACAAAAATACAAAAAACAAGACCTTATTACAAAAATACAAGAAGTACAAAAATCTTCTATAAAAACTATACAACCTATTGTTATAAATAATAATCATTATACAACTATTATTCATATTTCTGATATTCATATTCGACCACTTACAAGACATGAAGAGTTCGAAGAAGTGTTTGAAAAATTATATTCTTTTTTAGAAAATACAAAAGAATATAATCAACATAGAATTATTGCTATTACTGGGGACTTATTACAAGAAAAAGATAATTTAAAACCAGAAACATTATTAGTATGTAGAAAATTTTTAAAAAAATGTTCTTTATACGGGACAGTTATTGTTATTGCTGGTAATCATGATATGTTAGAAAACAATACAAATCGTCTTGATAATATAACCGCAATTGTAGATGATATACCTATACATTATTGTGTTGATTCTGGTTCGTATCAATTTGGAAATACGGTTATAACCGTTTCTAGTTTGGTAGATAAAAAGTTTATACAAAGTCATCAAGTAGAAACAAATAATCTTACACATATTTGTTTATACCACGGTTCTATTATTGGTTCTACTACGGACCTAGGGTATTCTATACAAGATATGGAGGGGACAACCAGATTTAGAAATATATCAGAGTTTGATGGTTTTGATATGGTTTTACTAGGAGATATACATAAATGTCAAAAGATAAAACCCCATATTGCTTATTCTGGAAGTCTTATTCAACAAAATTTTGGAGAAAGTCTAGAAAATCACGGTTTTTTAGAATGGAATATCCAAGAAAAAACTTCTGTATTTCATTCTATACCAAATACATATGGTTTTGTAACTATTCCTTGTAATCATACAGAATACACAATACCTGAAAATATACCAAAAAATCCTTATATTCGTATTTTATCTACAAGTGCTGATATTACTACTATAGAAACAATTAAACAAGAACTTTCTTCTTATAACATTCAATCCTTTTCTGTAAAAGAACAATTTCTTGTAGAACAAGTTGAATATAAGGAAGATATGGTGTTTCATCAAGATGATATACAAATGATTGAACAAGAAATACAAGAATATACAGATATAGAAAAAGAATCTATATTTTCTATACATTCGTCTATAAAAGAAAAGGTTCAAACAGAAATGTCTTTTCAAATGAACCATTGTCAATGGGAAATACAAGTACTACATTTTAAAAATGTATTTATTTATGGAAATAATGAATTACGAACAATTGATTTTAAAAATATGCGTGGTATTATTGGTATTGTAGGACCAAATGCTTCTGGAAAAACAAGTATTATTCATATTATATTATTTTTATTATATGGAAATACATGTAATAAGATAATTCATGTTCTTAATAAAAAAGAAAAAGAATATTATGTAGAAGGGGAATTTTTATTTGGATCTACAAAATATAAAATTATTCGTTCTGGTTGTATACGAAAAGGGAATAAATTAAATCATACATTATCTGTATTTATTTGGAAAGATACATGGGTAAAACAAGATCTAGAAAATAATACAAAAACAAATCAATATATACAAGAAAAAATAGGAACATATGATAATTTTTTATTGACAAATATGTATTCCAATAGTTCTTTACGAAGTATTTTACAATATACAAATAGTGAAAAATACAAAGCTCTACGCTCCTTGTTTGCAATTGATATGTATGAATATTATGAAAAAGAAGCAAAAAAAATAATACAAAAATATACTACAAGAAAACAAGAAATAGAAGCGACCATTAAAGGATTAGAATATACAATTCCTACTATACAGAATATAGAAGACTTGTATAAAAAAGAAGAAGAATATAGAGAAATTATACAAAAACTAGAAAAACAAAAAAAACATATTGAAAAAAGTTATATCCAAATAGAAAATACTATAGATATATGTAAAAACAACATAGTAGAGTGTGAAATAATAGATTTTGATTCAGTAAAAACTTCTTTACAAAAATATTACCTAGAACTAGAAAATACAGAAAAATCTAATCACACTGTAGAAGAATTACAAAAAGAACTATATCATATAGAAAAAATACAGGAAGAATTGTATCCTATTGAAAAATCATCTGGTATAGAAGAAAGTTCTTTGAAAGAATTACAAGAATTACAAGAATTACAAAAAAAATATGTAGATATATTTACGAAATGTTCTACAAAATATACAGAATTTCAAGAAACTATTCAGTATATTCAACAAAAACAGCTAGAAATTCAAAAAAAGATTATTCCAACACAAAATTGTATAGACTATTCAGAAGAAATACAATCTTATGAACCCATACAAGAAATTACTTATACAGAGAAAGAAATTTCTTATTTATCAAATTGCTTATATAATTATCAAAAAGATACATTATCAAAAATAACACATAAAAAACTACCAGGTGATTTTGATTTTGTAAAAAATACAAAAAAACTAGAAAAAATGAAATATCAAGTAGAAGAAATAGAAAAGAATGTTTTCTATACAAAAAAAATTTCACCTGTAGAAAATAATATAATTTTTACAAAATGTTCAACTATAGAAGAAATAGAAGAGTTGTATAAAAATACATATATACACTACAAAAAAGAGAAAAAAGATGTTACAGATACTGTTTGTATGATTCAATTAGAAGATGTACCTGTTATGAAGTATATAAAAAATATTATACAACAAGAAAAATCTACAAATATTATTCCTTTGTTACAAGAACTTCCAAGTAAAATAATAGATTCTTTGGATTCTTGTATACAATACAAAGAATATTGTGAAAAAGAAAAAATACAAGAACATAATACAAAGATTCAAAACAATATCCAGGAATTAGAACATATGTATAATTATGCGTGTCATACATATTATAGTCATAAACATACATTATATTCCAAGAAATACAAAAAATACAAAGCATATCAAGATACATTTTTGTATAATTCGTATCAAAGATATGAAGAAATTCAAAAATACAAAAAATATACAGAATTGTGTAAAAAACAACAAGAATTTGAATCTTATACATCTATTCGAAAAGAGCAGGAATGTTATACAAAAGAACAAGAAACATTAGAACAAGAATATAAAACACTTATAGTACAAATACAAAATTTGGAACAAGAAAGAAAAAATATTACATATAACCTAGAAAATACTACAAAAAAGATAGACCATATACAACAATACAAAGAATTTATAAAAAATAAAAGAATGATAGAAAAAATACAAAAACAAATACAAACTCAAGAAATACGAAATTCTTGTATTTCTTTAGAAGAAATTATAGCAAAAAAAGATTCATATACAAAAATATACAATATAAATAAAGATTTAGAAAAAAATATAAAAGAATTTACAAAAACCCTTGAAAAATATAATAAAGAATTATCTGAATTAGATACAAAATATACTATGTATAAAGAATATCAAATAGAAGTGTCTTGTTCTATAAAACATACTATAGAAGAGCAGGAAAAACAAACAGATATAAAAAACAAAATACAAAAACTTCGTGAAGAACAAAAGGATATAGAAGATGATATAGAAATGTATACAAAATATATGAATTTAGTTGGAAAACACAATATACCTAAAAAATGTATTCATACTAAAATATCGTATATTGAAGAGTATATGAACTATTGTCTTTCTTCTATTGTAGATTTTCGTATTTCTATTCAAGTAGAAAAAAACAATATACAGTTTATAGCACATAAGGATAATATAGATTTAGATATAGAACAATTATCTGGATATGAAACATTTATTACACATATTGCATGTAAAGCTGCATTACAGAAGTACTCTTTTATATCTAAATCAACATTATTTATTATTGATGAAGGGCTGGATGTAGTAGATACACATAATATTAAAAAATTAGAAAGACTATTAAAAATACTAAATACCTCGTATAAACATATACTTGTAATTACACATTATACTGGAATTAAAGACATGTTTGACACGACGTATAAGTATTCTGTATTATAATTGTTTTTTAAGCTTCACTACTAAGGCATTCACGTAGCGGTATGCTAGTGTGTCAAAGCTCATTGTATTTTGAGAGCCGCCGTTATGATCACAATATGGAGACTCACATAGAAAGTAACCCGAGTCCGATCTCACGTTAGTTCCATGTGATGAACATCTCACTGTAATAGTTCGATTGCGGATAGCTTCTAAAGCTATTTCACATGCGAGCCCAACGTCATTATCACGTATAGCATGAATGATGTCACGTACCACACGTTGTTCGCTACACTTTTCCACTTGAAAACGACACATCTTTCGTGGAGAGATGGTTTACTAATATATAGAATCTATGTGATATATAATGTATACTATCTCATTTCTATATATTCAATTTTTTATGTAACTAAAGTGCTATCGCAAACTTCTTCATTAGATAAGGGTTTTTTAGGAAAACCTATATTTCCTTCTATAGATATATAACTCTTATACTCATTTGCTTCTTTAGTATCTGGGAAGTGTACCCATTCATTTACAACTGGTTTATTATTACTATCTAGTTTTTCTAATACAGGAACCATTCTTACATATACGTCTCTTACATTTTTACCTCTTTTGTCATAATACCCATTACGTTCATTATATATAAGTTTATTTCCAATTTCTCTTTTTTCTATACTGTATTTTGCAAATCTAGCAGAGGACACACTTTGGATCCACGCAATTTTTCTATTGTTCCATGTTCTTTGGAGGATATCGTACTTCATCTTTCTTGTTATATAATACTAATTATTTGAGTATAAATGTATGTATTTATAATTGTTTAAGTATATTATAAGAAATTAGTAAACCTTGGAATAAATAGATTTTCCTTTTTTTCTATCTTGTGGGTCTCTTGTTGAAATTGAGATACTTGCTGATTTCCAATATCTCGAGTATTATTATTTCGTGTCATAGTAGGTTTTTCTTCAAAAAAACGATTACCGTATCGTGTATCCGGTGTTACAAAACTTCTTTCTAGATGGTTATTCTGATGAATATTTGTATTTTTTCTATTTCCTCTAGTGCTTATTCCGAATGAAGAATTTGAATATGTACCGTTTTCTTGTGTTGTTCTTGGACAAACATCTATAGAACGATGTATAAAAGAATTGTTTGTATAAGAGGTTCTATTATTCTTTTCTCTAGTACAATGTTCATTTGTAACAGAAGGATACAATTGTGTATTTTCTAGATGTACATATACTTCTCTAGGTTTATCAATAGATGTTTCCATATAACATTGAGAGCATATGAAACCATTTCCTATTTTTTGATTATGCTTACACATTATATAATTATGACTCATTCTATATTATTTCAAGCACTATAATTATAGTAATAGAAATAATATGTCTATTAAGTCGTCAAAATACCCTATTAAGTCGTCAAAATACCCTATTAAGTCGTCAAAATACCCTATTAAGTCGTCAAAATACCCTATTACTAGAAAAATAGTAAAAAAAAAATACTACTATTACTGGAATGATAAGAAAAAAATAACAGATTCAAAAAAAATACAAGAATTACATAATTTACGAATACCCCCTGCATACAAGAATGTGCGAATATACTCTTCTACATCAAAGATACAATACGATGCTAGAGATGAAAGGGAAAGAATACAGAAAGGGTATCATCCTGTATGGATCCAAGAACGTACACGTAAGAAATTTATTGGTCTAATTGATTTTGTAAAAGCATATCCAACTATTATGAAAAAAGTCCATAGTATCTTACCAAAAAATAATACAATTACAACAAAAGAACAACTTGTAGCACTAGCAATTAGCCTACTAGATATATGTAAAATACGACCTGGTAATGAAAAACACTTAGAAAATACAGGTTCTTATGGAACAACTACATTACAAAAAAAACATATACAAAAAAAACCATGTAAGCAAGGGACGTGTGTATCTTTGTCTTTTATGGGTAAAAGTAAAGTCCAAAATACATGTTTTATTACATCTCCTTCAATTTCAAAAATGCTATTACAACTATCTTCTATTGTAGGAACCAATTATATATTAGAAACAAAAAAAGATACTATTACCGGTAAAGATATTAATGACTTTTTACGAAAAATAGGAAAATCCAATACCATATCTGCGAAATCTTTTAGAACCTATCACGCAAATATACTTTTTTTAGAAAAAATTCGTAACACATTTTCTCCAGATTCTACAAAACAAGAACAAAAAAAAAACTTTGTCCAAACCTTAAAAGAAACCGCTAAAGAGTTACATCATAATCCACCAACATGTAAGAATTCCTATTTATACCCATCTATCCACGAGTTATATACAAAAGATTATAAGAAATTTGTAAAAATATTTGAAAACACAAATACACAAAAAACTTTTATTTCTTTTATACAAAAACATACCCCAAAAACATCAAATATACCTTCTAATTGGAAACATTAAGAAAAATATTTGTATACATATGTATCAATATAATATGTGAGTATTACTAAAAACCATATAACAGATATATGTTTTGCTGTATCTTGGATACTTTCCTTGTTATATCTATCATATATAAAAACCATACTTATTCCTGTAATAAAACACAATATGATACCTTGATATAATGATTTAGAAAATATAATAATACATAAAAATAATAATTGTACCCCCATTTGTGAGTAAAATGCTTCTTGACCAATACGAAAAGAGTTTATAGATGTATCTTTTTGAGATATATACATAGAATATGCATCACTTAGAGGGTCTGTGATTAAAAGGGCTAAAATAGCTCCAATTATTCCAACTTTAGGTACTTTTGTAGCATATAATCCAAATAGTAGTGATAAAATAGTAATAATACCATTTGTAAATCCAAATGTTGTTCCAATGGTTTTCATATATATATATATATCTGTATAGTAAAAAAATTGATAATATAACAATTATATACAAGTATCATACTATACAATATTACTACAATTTGAGATATCGTAACATATTTGAAAAGATTAGTGATTGTAGTGAAAGGATGTCTGATTGTAGTGAAAGGATGAGGAAACAATTTGAGAAATTACAGATAATACCAATTGAAGTAATACTTTTATTCACTGATATGGTAGATATGGAAAAATGCTCAGGAACTTCTTCTATGGAAGATATTGTGAATAATCTACAATTGCCATGGAACTATTGTATTATTTCTAAAAGAGAAGATATTGATTTACATCAACTTGAACAAATGCACACTGTATGTCCTGGTCAAAAATGGAATCGGAAAAAAGCCACACTAGCTACATTTTGTTTTGATGGAATACCAAGTCCGTATATTGATAAAGATACAATAAAACATATTATTCAGTATTCTTCTCCAGAACATATTACTGACATAATCAAAAGAAATACAAATACAATGGAATCTCTAGAAAATATAGAAGAAACAAAAACAATTATTACAGAAAAATATAGAGTATCAGACGAATTAATAATACAAAATGCAATTAGCAATATTTCTCATTTTTTGTGCTTTGAACTTCTTACACACTTTGTAAGTTGGGAATGTATATCATACAATCCAGGTTTTTCATGGAACTTGTATGAAAAAGAAATAGATATAGAAAATAGGAACACTATACACTATTGTCCCCCTTCAATCTTATACAAATTGAAGGATAAAAATATTAATTGGGAAAAAATTACTATATATAATAATTTTAATATTATCACAGAAAACCCAGAACTACCATGGGAAATGCAGAACTTTTATGATATAATTGATTCAAATGAAGAAGACCTAATAGATATGACATTATTTATAAATATGACGCCAAAATTGCCATGGGATATGGAAATCCTAACTGTATTGTTTCCTTGGAATATTATAAATACAAATCCAACATTACCTTGGGATACAAAAGCTTTTATAAAAAAAGAAGTCTCACGTCATGAAAACCCCTCTATTCACATAATTTCCCTGTTTCACTCCTTTTTTGATATGAAAAGAGTTACTGAAATATATGATATAAACATTATATCAGATACAATACATGTTATACCTTGGGACACAAAATCTATTTTTATAAGAACGAATATCCCTTTTTCTATTTTTTTACAAAAACCAAAAGAAAAATGGTTAATGGAAAATATTTTTATAAAAACAGATATACAAAGAAAGAAATTCCAAGAAAAAGTAGATATAGATAATACCCCTTTACCGACGGATATTCAGGGGATATTATATGAGTACATCTTCTAATGTATTATATAGTATATAACTTATTCTTGAATATTTGGTTTTATATATTTATCAAAATATTCTTGTCCTAGTCTCTTATCCACCTCATCTCCATCCAATGACCCATTTTGAACACCTGTCATTAAGTCTAACATGGGTTCTAATCTTGCATGATCAAAACTAGAACCTTTATCAATAACCATCATTAGAAGAGATGGAAATTTTTTATTAAATGTATCGTGTTTTTTTGCCATAGAAATACGAAATTCTACACTTTCTCTTTTTTCTTTTGGGATACCTTCAACTTCTTTTATAAGTGATTGAATATAACTTTTAATCCATTCTTTGCTTTTTTGTTCGGTCATAGTATGCTAATAATATATATATTATTGGTGTATAATATAAATATGAAATATACGAACTTTATACCTGTATGTTTTTTTATAGGAACTGTATTTATATATTATATTGTATCAGAATATGATATTGATAATTATAGGTTGTATGAGGGATTTAGTGAAAAACGCTTAACAGAATACAGGGAAGATACAGAAAAAATAAAAATGTTTCCTGATCCAAATTCAAGAACATATTGTCGTTTTTTTGAAATTGTTATGGATGAACCTTCTTTTTATAGAGATAATATTATTCAAATTAAAAATAAGACAAAAATAGATGAAAAATCAAGAGTATTAGACGCTGGTTGTGGAACAGGGAGACATATTCAAATCATAAAAGAACTTATTCCAACTATAATGATTGAAGGAATTGATATTTCTAAAAATATGATTTCCAGAGCAGAGATACGAAACCCAGGAACAGATTTATTATGCACCAATCTTACTATTCCTGAAATATACAAACCAGAATCACTTACTCATATTCTAACCTTGTTTGAAACATTACATCATAATACACCAAATGATATTAGTACAATATTAACAAACTATTACAAGTGGTTAGTCCCCGGTGGATATTGTGTATTCCATATATTTTATCCAGATAAATTAGACCCCGGGACAAAATCGTATTCCCAATACACAAAAGGTAAAAATAATCAAAAAGTATCTTTTACACAATTTGAAGGATTTTCTCACGAAGCTTGGTGGGAAAAAGAGAAAAGTAAAATGTATTGGTATAGATACTGTGAAAAATATGTTATCACAAAAGATAAACATATAGTAAAAACTACAAATGTATGGATTCCTCCTTCTAATAAAATGATTTCGTTTATTACAAAACATAATTTTGAATTAAAAGAAGTTATTGATTTACACTCGCTTGGTATATCTGATTTTGGAATGTATATATTTCAAAAAAAATAATAACTATTAATATACTATGCCAAGATATACCCAAAAACAATTTCAAAAAGACTTGAAACAATTAGGTGGGATGATTAATACTTTTTATAGACAGAATGGTGGAGAATGTCCTTTTTCTCAAAGTGGAGGTGGAAAACCGACAAATAATCCAAATGATTATAATGTAGGATATTCTATGAAACAAGATAATGGTAAAACATGGAAAGTGAAAGAAGTTCGTGGTAAAAAAATATGGAGTAATACAAGGAGATTTAAAGTTGTAGAAGTAAATGGTCAAAAATATGATAATGATGCTCCTTATAAGGGTGCTGATCCAAAAACAGGGGCTAAAAATGCTTTTAAATGGATTTGTCAAAGAAAAAATATGAAGGATGAATCATGTAAGCTTACTTTTACGATTAAAGAAGTTACAAGGGGTTCTGACAAGAAAACATATGGTCCTTACAAAGGATATACAGAAAAATTAGATAAACCTATTGTAAAAATGATTAAAGGACAAAAGATTGTTACTAAATACAAACGATATGTATCTTTACAAAAATAATTATAATTGTATAATTTCAGGAATATATTGATGTATATCTTGTATCATATAATATACATACGCATTTGCTTTTTTTTGAAGGTATGATTTTATAACAGTCCAATTTTTTTGAATATATGTATATCTCATTTCATATGGTATATACATATTTTTTTGAAATTGTATCACTTGCTTATAAGTTATCGATGAACTATTTTTCCATATCATTTCTTTGTATTCTTCTTTCGAATATTGTGGATATTCACACTCTAATGTATCCAATAAAAAAGAAGAACAATGAAAATCATATGCTTCATATACCCAATCATATTGTTTAGATATAATCGATTTTTGATATATCGGTATAACTTTTTTATAAAATACTGTATCCCATACTGTATTTATAGTATAATAGTGATTCATATACGATTCTATCATTATCTTATCACCTTTCATACCACCATACACTCTTCTAGCTTCTAAAGAATATACAATATTCTGTATTTCTTTTTTTTTTGTATGAATAGTTGTAATTTTTTTAGAAAACACAAACTTACTTGTTTCAATATATTCTTTATATGTACAAGAAGATATAATATATACTACACCCAATAACCATTTTTTTTGATTTTCTTCCAGTTTTAATCCATTAGACACAATACATAATAACCATATTATTGTATGTAATGAATAATGTATATAAGAATCTTCTATCATTATAATTGGCAATCTTCGTAAAAAGGATATTGGTGAAACTTCTAATAATATTTCTGCTGTATGAACCGCCATTCTATAATTATTTCTTCTTACACATTTTTGCAAATGTGATAACAAGAAAGAAGTATATTTTTCAAGTTCATAAAAAGAACTATAATCACTTTCCGTAGGAATATAAGATGAATATAATATAACTTCACGATATCCAATTTTTATCATCTTTTTCCAATATTTTTTTGGCTTTTCCTTTGTCCAATAGGTTTCTACCGGATTCGACAAAGAAGAGTTCCATATAGATACAAAATAATAATTTTCTTCCTCCTTTTCCGATACCCATTTGGTAATAGTTTGTTGACGCATCTTAGTATATACTATAGTTTTACATGTTTATATAATTATACAAGGATACATAAAGAAGTATTCTAATTTCATAGTATACAGGAATGAGTATTGAAAAAATAGAACCTCATGTGATCCTTCATTTGAAGTTGCAAAAGAAGGACATTGAAGAATATATGAAATCAAAGATAATTGTTTCTAATAATGATACTATTAATAGTAATAATACTATAGAGTGTTCGGAGAATGTTTCTTATACAGTAGACAATACTACTATATTTTCTTCTTTTGAATCAAAAGAACCATGTCCTTCTAATTCAAATAGTATTCATTATAGTGTTCCAACTATACCAGATAATATTCAAAATTCAACACGTAATAAAACACCATCTTCGCCATTTCCGAAAAATAATATAGAAGAGACATTTTATAGGAACTATAGTTTAGATATTTCACATGTACAAGTATCGGATGAAAAGATAGAATGTAAAAAAGAAAATCATATATTTGAAACAATGAAAGAGTTTTCCAATGCTAATAAGAATAATACATGGCCATCTTCCACAAATATATGGTGTTTCTGGTGCTGTCATTCTTTTACGACACCACCTGTTGCTATTCCATTATCTTATACAAATAAGACATTTCATGTAACAGGGTGTTATTGTAGTTTTGAATGTTCTGTTTCCCATTTGTTCTCTAATAATATAATTCATGAAAATGAGAAATGGAATTCTTATAATTTGCTACATATATTACGAAAAAAACTTATAAAAGAAAATATTTTTGAAAAAATAGAGTTTGCACCACCTAAAGAAACATTACAAGTCTTTGGTGGTAATATGACAATTGAAGAATTTCGTAATTCTTATACAAATACAAGACAATATAATATTTTACACCCCCCTATGATTTCTCTTATTCCTACTATAGAAATTGTGGAAAAGAGTTATTCTGCTTTACTCGATAGTAATATCCACCAAAAAGATGCTTCTATTTCATTAGATGAAAAAAGGGTAGAAAAAGCTTCTCAAAATATTAAGCTTAAACGGAAAGAACCATTAATAGATAAAAAGAAAACATTACTACATTATATGAACTTGAAGTTTCAAAAAAATGAATAATCAAACAGAACAAAAAAATACAATTGTTGCTTGGGATATTGGGATAAAAAATTTATCCTATTGTATTCTCTCTAAAACAAATAAAGGTTGTCCTACATCCTATGGGTATAATATTATAGATTGGGAAGTGATTAATTTATATAATGATGCAGAAAAAAAACATATATGTTCATCGTCAAATAAAAATAACAAGAAGTGTAACCATAAAGGTATTTATATTGAACAAAATGTAGAAGAGAAGGTTTTTTATTGTAAAAAACATAAGACACCGACCTCTATTATATATAAACCTAAAAAGGTAAAAAATAGAAATCCTTTTGAATATGCTACACGTATAAAACAAGAACTTGATAAAAGACCTACATTACAAGATGTAGATATTGTATTAGTAGAAAATCAACCTGCACTTATGAATCCTATTATGAAATCCATTCAAATGATGATATTTTCGTATTTTTCTTTTTTACACTCTGCAGAAAAGAAAATAGAAGTTTATAATGTGAATGCTAAACGAAAAGAAAAATTACCAGATAAGGATGATTCTTGGATTACATCATCCTATTACAGAGAATATCAGGAAAGAATAGAAAAAACTAAAAACAAATATACCAAACGAAAGTTATTATGTTTTTATTATGCATTACTATGTGTAGAAACAAGTCCTGAAATGAAAGAGTATTTAATGTCTCATAAGAAAAAAGATGACTTAACTGATTCTTTGTTAATGTGTTTGGAGTGGTTTAGTAGATAACTCATGTATAAGATCTATATAATCTTTTTTAATATTCTCAATTGAACCTATTTTTGAAGATAATCCAGAACCTATATTACATTTTGTACATTTATTTTTATGATATATTTTATATGCATCGGTTATATGTATATTACCAATATACTGATTATCTTTTATAAAAATAGTATATAATATAAAATTTACAGTTTGACAAATAAATTTCCATTTATTTTTATCTCCTCTAATTTTTTTTATATGCGAATTTGTAAAATGTAATCTAATAAAAAGTGAAACAGCTTTTTTATATAGAATATGGTTCTTCTTTGCACCCATTAATGAAGGAAATACATCTTTTGATTTTTTATTATGTAACAACCATATATCATTTTTGAAAAAGTTTTTTGGGATTGAACCTATATTATTATTTATATCACTGTATATACCTCCATATTTCATAAGAACATAAAATCTCCAACAATCACTCGCTGCTGCATATCTTAATTTCTTCCATTTTTTTTGTTTTAACCAAAAAAGAACTCTATCTTGCATATATGTTTTTTCGCAAATTACACATTTTATATATATATTAGATTTATAAAATGTATATTTTTTTACATATTCTGTATCATATACCCATATAAAAATAGAAATATCTTTATTACTTTCAGAAATAGTATGTATAGTATTATATATTTTTTGAGACATTTTACCAAACCATATTAGATGTAATATTTTTGGAATAGGCATTTTTATGTATATACAATATAGAATATTTTATCTTTTACATTTTCTTTTTGTCTCTAGACTTAAGTGATAGTGGTCTTTGTGTTTGTATTTTTTTTGTTTTACTTTTTTTGTAGATTTTTTTGTAGCTTTTTTTGTAGCTTTTGATTTTCTTTTTTTACCACCCTTCGGTAAATTTGGTGGAAGTGAAGAAGGTATAGGAGGTGGTTGACGCGCATTATTATAATTAGGAGGTGGTTGTTCTATTGGTCTCCCAGTTTCTTCATCTAAATTACAAATCCTTTGTTTTAATTCTGAAAGTGTAGGTCCTACAGTAGAAAAAGGGGATAATGTTCTATAAGCTAAATAATATTGACCAAGATTATCTGTTTCGAAAGACAATTTAGACAATGTTTTATTACCTTCCTTCTTTTCATGTATTACTATACTTCGGGGGGGGGGGGGTGAATTATTACTCATATTATATATATAGTACATACATAAAATTTAT